GCGGAAGAACGAGCCAAAGACCGTGCGGTGAAACGCTCCGGCGGCACACCATCGTCGTACAAATATAACCCCAATACAAATTCTACGAGAAAAAAGAAATGAGCATAGACAAGTCCCTGTACGCCGCCCCACAGGGGCTTGGCGCATTGGATCAAGACCCGATCAGCGTAGAGATCGTGGACCCAGAAGAAGTGCATATCAAAGGCCCCGGCTTTGAGATGCACATGGAGCATGGCAACGAAACGGAGTTCGATGTCAACCTTGCCGAGTTGATGCCCGAGAATCAACTCATGTCGCTCGCCTACGACCTGTTGGGCGATGTCGAGGACGACATGTCGAGCCGCAAGGATTGGCTCGACACCTATGTCAAAGGTCTTCAACTCTTAGGTCTCAAGTACGAAGAACGGACGGAGCCGTGGCCCGGAGCGTGTGGCGTCTACCACCCGCTTTTGATGGAGGCGGCGGTCAAGTTCCAGTCCGAGACCATCATGGAGACCTTCCCGTCGGCGGGGCCGGTGCGCACCGTGATCATCGGCAAGGAGACGCCGGACAAGAAAGACGCTGCCGCGCGTGTCGAAGCGGACATGAACTTTGAGATGACCGAGATCATGCAGGAGTACCGCCCTGAGCATGAGCGGGCGCTCCTGACGGTGGCTCTTGCGGGCAACGCCTTCAAGAAGATTTATTTCGACCCGTCAATGGGGCGGCAGGTGGCTCCCTTCATCGCGCCGGAGGACATCATCGTCCCCTACGGCGCTGCCAACATTGAGACGGCGGAGCGCATCACACACCGGATGCGGAAGACCAAAAACGAACTGCGCAAATTGCAGGTAGCAGGGTTCTATCGCGATGTGGATCTTGGGGATCCATTGCGCGTCATGGACGAAGTTGAAAAGCGTAAGGCCGAACAGCAAGGCTTCAGCGCTTCGATGGACGAACGTTTTCAGATTCTGGAGATTCATTGCAATCTCGACCTTCCCGGTTATGAGGATGAAGATGCGGCTGGCCCCACGGGGATCAAACTTCCCTACGTGGTAACGGTCGAGAAAGGCACTTCAACAGTCCTCGCGATCCGTCGCAATTGGTTGGAGGAGGACAAACTCAAACTGCGTCGGCAGCATTTTACGCACTACGGTTACATTCCGGGTTTCGGCTTTTATTACTTTGGTCTTATTCATCTCATCGGCGGTCATAGCAAAGCAGCGACATCACTGATCCGGCAACTCATCGACGCCGGTACGCTGTCCAACCTCCCCGGTGGCCTCAAGTCCAAGGGACTGCGGGTCAAAGGCGATGACACTCCCATCGCTCCGGGCGAGTTTCGCGACGTGGACCTTCCCTCGGGTTCCATACGAGACAACATCCTCCCCCTTCCGTACAAGGAGCCGTCGCAGGTGCTTGCGGCGCTCATGGACAAGGTGGTTGACGATGCACGCCGGTTTGCAGGTTCGGCTGACCTGAACGTCAGCGATATGTCGGCACAGGCCCCGGTCGGTACGACCTTGGCAGTGCTTGAGCGGCAGTTGAAAGTGATGGGGGCCATTCAGGCTCGCATCCACTATACGATGAAGCAGGAGTTCAAACTTCTCGCGGCAATCATTAGAGACAACACGCCGGAGAAGTACGACTATGAACCTGAAACTGGAAGCCCTTCTGCAAAACGTTCAGATTACGATCATTGCGACGTTCTACCTGTCTCTGATCCTAATGCATCCACAATGGCGCAGCGTGTGGTGCAGTATCAAGCGGTCCTTCAACTCGCTCAAACAGCGCCTCAAATCTACAATCTGCCGTTTCTTCACCGGCAAATGATTGAGACCATCGGGGTCAAGAACGCCGCGAAGATTGTGCCCATGAAGGATGACATGCAGCCGGTCGATCCGGTGAGCGAGAACATGTTCATCCTCGTGGGCAAGCCGGTGAAGGCGTTCATGTATCAAGACCATGATGCTCATATCCAGACGCACATGGCGGCGATGCAGGATCCGTCGATGCAGAAGATCATCGGACAGAATCCGCAAGCGCAAGCGATCATGGCGGCGGGCGCTGCCCACTTGATGGAGCATGTGGCGTTCAAGTATCGCGCTGACCTTCAGAAACAGTTGGGCGCAGAACTGCCACCACCGCCAGACCTCGACAATGACATGGGCTATCTGCCACCACAGATTGAAGTCCAACTCTCGTCACTGGTAGCCCAAGCAGCGCAGCAGTTGCTCCAGAACAATCAGCAGCAAGCGGCACAGCAGCAAGCGCAGCAGCAGATGCAGGATCCGCTCATCCAGATGCAGCAGCAGGAACTCCAGATCAAACAGCAGGAGGTCCAGATCAAAGCGCAGATGGCACAGACCGAAGCGCAGGTTGCACAGCAGGAGATTCAACTCAAGCAGCAGCAAGCCCAACTTCAGGCGCAGTTGCAGCAAGCCGAGCAGCAGCGTAAGGCCAAGAAGGACATGTTGGACGCAGCGGGTCGCGCCGATGAGTTGAAGTTGAAGCAGTTGGAACTGCAAGTCACTCACGAGATGAGCGGGGCGAAACTGGGCGCGGACATCGCGCACAAGAAGCACACTCACATCGCACAGGTTGCTAATCAGGCTGATCAACACACGTTGAACGAATCCAAGCACGAGTTGGAGGGAGCCAAACTGGGCGCGGACTTAGCCCACAAAAAGGCTACGCACGTCGCTGACGTGGCGCACAAGTTAGACGAGCATGCCATTCGCCGCAAAGAAATTAAGAAGATGGCGGAAGGCGGCGAAGTGAAGTCGGGCAAATACGAAGAAGATCAGTCCGGTGAGGACAGTAGTGACGATGACGATGACGATAACGACTGAGGAGGTCGCAAATGCAGACAGATACCGCTGCGGAGTTTCTTGTCAGGAAAATCCGACAACAGCGCGAACGGATCGTGGAGAACATGACGCGAGGGATGGATTTTGAACCTTTTTATCACCGAGCCGTTGGGCAGGTGGAGGGTTTGGATTACGCCGTTGCGTTGATTAACGACACCGCAAAACGTGTCGCAAACGACGAGGAGTTGAATGACGATGAGTGACATCAACGTCGATAAGACGCTTTCTGAGGCAGAGCGCAAAGCCAAGCAGTTGCCGGACCCGTCAGGGTTCAAACTGCTGTGCATGGTGCCCAAGGTTGAAGAAGAGTTTGGCGGCACGGGGATCATCAAGTCTTCGGAGTCCGTCAAGGTCGAAGAACAGACCACCATCGTCCTGTTCGTGGCGAAGGTGGGGCCGGACGCTTACAAAGATCCGACTCGGTTCCCGTCAGGGCCGTGGTGCAAGGTCGGCGACTTCGTGGTCGTTCGGGCTTACAGCGGCACCCGCATCAAGATCCACGGAACAGAGTGGAGAATCATTAACGACGACACGGTGGACGGGACGGTCGAAGACCCCCGTGGCATCGGTCGCGCAGGATAAGGAGTAGTTATGGTTGAAGATAATAATGAGTTCAAGGTCGAGATAGAGGACGACGCCCCTGTCGAAGACCGTAACAAGGCCCCTATGCCCGAAGAACTCGTCAAGGAGTTGGAGAAGGACGACCTTGAGGAGTACTCCGAAAAGGTTCAGACCCGCATCAAGCAGATGAAGAAAGTCTTCCACGACGAGCGTCGGGCCAAAGAAGCCGCTGCTCGGGAACGTGAGGAGGCTCTCCGCTTTGCTCAACAGGCTTATGAAGAAAATAAGCAGTTGAAACAGCGACTTAGCGCGGGCGAGAAAATCTTCGCCAAAGAGACTACTAATGCAGCGACCATTGAGGTCAATGCGGCTAAGGCAGCGCTCAAGGCAGCGTACGAAACGGGTGATCCGGATCGGATTACTGAGGCTCAAGATGCACTGACGGATGCAAAACTCAAACTTCGCGATGTAGCGTCATTTAGACCCTCTTTACCTGATGATGAAAATGGTGTACAACACCACCAACAGAATCCTGTCCCAAATCACCAACCCGTCGTGGACCCAAAAGCCAAGACGTGGAAGGACAAAAATCCTTGGTTTGGGAAAGACGCGGAGATGACCGCCCTCGCACTGGGTCTGCATGAGAAACTGGTCCGTTCAGGAGTCGATCCGACAAGCGACGACTACTACGAACGAGTCGATAAGACGATGAAAAAACGCTTCCCTGAATACTTCAGTGAAGACGCAGATGATATCGAGGACCCCCCTCCTCGCAAGACCAGCACTGTTGTGGCTCCCGCTACACGGTCTTCTGCACCCCGACAGATCCGAATCACGGCCTCTCAGGCTGCAATTGCTAAACGATTAGGGATTAGTCCGGAACAGTACGCCCGTGAAGTCTTGAAACTGGAGAACCGCAATGGCTGAAAATCGTCTGACTCGTGAAATGGAAAATCGTGAAACGACCAAGCGCAAAATGGTTTGGCGTCCGGCGTCGATCCTCCCTGAACCTAACGCTGTCCCCGGCTGGAAATTTAAGTACATTCGTACGGCAGTAATGGGTCAGAACGATCCGACCAACGTTTCCACTATGTTCCGTGAAGGTTGGGAGCCTGTGAAGGCGACTGAAGTTCCGGAGATCATGCATCAGCGAGACAACAATCCCAACAGTCGGTATCCCGACTGCGTGGAGATTGGCGGTCTGTTGCTTTGCAAAGCCCCAGAAGAACTTGTCAATTCTCGTCGTGAACACTTCGAGGATCTGGCTCGCCGTCAACTGGAGGCCGTCGATAACAATATGTTGTCCCAGAAAGACCGTCGGTCGAACATGGACATGTTCACCGAAAAGAAATCTCAGGTCTCTTTCGGACGTGGCAAATAACTTTTAGGAGTCTTCAATGGCTTATCCTACTGTCTCAGCACCTTACGGCTTCAAGCCCGTAAACTTGCAGGGCGGTCGGGTCTTCTCGGGTTCGACCCGTATGATTCCGATCCCCACGGGTTATACAAATAACCTGTTCAATGGTGACCTTGTGGGTCTCAGCAACGGCTCGCTTGCCGTTACCGCCTACGGTCCCGCTTCTGGTACGACGCCTGTGTCCGCAGCAGCGGCAGGTGCCGGTGTCGGCATTTTCGTTGGTTGTGAATACACCAACACGAGTTCGGCGGGCGCAGCCCAAGGTCCGATCTACGGTAAGAACCGTTATCAGTATTGGCAGGGCGGCACGTATGCGTCGGATGCCATCGGCTATGTGGTCGATGACCCGCTCGCGTATTTCCGCGTTGCGGTTCTTCAGCAGCCACAGGCCGGTGTGTCTAACGCTCCGGGTACGACGATTGGCTACATGTCGCAATCGTTCCTCGGTACGAACGCCTATGTCATCACCAACAGCATCCTTGGCGGCACCAACTCGGGTAATACCGCGACGGGTGACTCGGCAATGGGTGTGACGGGTACGGCTCCGGCGGCGGGTGCGAACGCGGGTAACGGTCGCAATACCTCGACCCTTCCGTTCCGCATCATTCAGTTGGTTCCGGATACGGCGGTTACGGTCACCACGACCAACGGCAGTACGGCACTTTCGTCTGGTACGACTTCCAGTTTGACGGTTTCGTCCGCTACCGGCATTCAGCCGGGAATGCAGATCTGGTTCAGTGGCTCGGCTGTTGCGGGCGCTCGTCAGGGCGACTTCAGTACGGTTACGGGTGTCAGCGGTACGACCGTTACCTTCACCGCGCCTCGCGGTACGGGTTCGGGCAGCACCATCGACTTCAGCGGTACCAACTTTGCGGCTGGCGGTACGGTTTACTTCATCGGTTATCCGGAAGTGATCGTTGGCTGGAACTTTGGTTATCAGTCGTACAACCTTGCCGCTGGCGTCTAAGGAGTAATTACAAATGGCAATTTCACGCGCACAACTCCTTAAGGAACTGCTCCCCGGCCTGAACGCTCTGTTCGGTCTTGAGTATGCTTCCTACGGTGAGGAGCATAAGGAACTGTTTGAGGTCGAGACCTCTGAGCGTTCGTTTGAAGAAGAGACGAAACTCTCGGGCTTCAACGCGGCTCCGGTGAAGAACGAAGGTCAGGCGATTGCGTACGACAACGCGCAGGAAGCATGGACCGCTCGTTACAACCACGAGACCATCGCTCTCGGCTTCTCCATCACTGAAGAAGCGATTGAAGATAACCTGTACGACTCGCTGTCGAAGCGTTACACCAAGGCACTCGCTCGTGCTATGGCGTACACCAAGCAGTACAAGGCGGCTTCGGTTATCAACAACGGCTTCTCCAGCCAGTACAACGGTGGCGATGGCGTCCCGCTGTTCTCGACGGCTCACCCGTTGGTTTCGGGTGCGACCAACAGCAACACGATCTCCACCTCGCCTGACCTGAACGAAACGTCGCTTGAAGCGATCACGATTCAGATCGCAGCGTGGACGGACGAGCGCGGTCTGTTGATCGCCGCGAAGCCGCGCAAGTTGGTGGTGCCGCCGAGCCAGATGTTCGTTGCCAAGCGTCTTCTCGACACGGAACTCCGTGTCGGCACGACCGATAACGACATCAACGCTCTGAAGTCGATGGGCACGATCTCGGAAGGCTTCAAGGTCAACCACTTCTTGACTGACACCCACGGCTACTACGTCCTCACCGACGTGCCGAACGGTCTGAAGATGTTTGAACGTGTTGCGCTTCAGAACAGCATGGACGGTGACTTCGATACGGGCAACGTGCGGTACAAGAGCCGCGA